GTTCTGGGGAACGACGGTGGGGCGGGAAATCATTTGGGTGGCAATGGAATCGCTGTGGCTGCCGCCTACGCGGAAGGGTACTTCCTTCTTGATGTAGGTTTTGCGCGTCGCGTTTTCATCCATGCCAGACCACTTATTGATCGGGCCGTGCATGAAGGAAATGGGCTTGCTCCGGCTGCTTCCGGCCAGAATCCAGCCGTTGGGAATGGCGGGCTTGTCGCCGTTGTAGGTGGGTACATGGCCGCTGTAACTCACCATCTTTACGCCGTCGCTGTTCGTGCCACGGTAGCGCACGCCCTGGCCCGCGTACTTGGTGGCGATTTCGCCCATATACACCTTGTCCATGTCCAGGGTCTTCATGTAGGTGCTGTTCTCCGCCATAGCCTCGAACACGCCCGCGCCCATCACCAGAATGTCGATTTCGCCCATCTGGTCATACACCATATCGAAAACCTTTTCCATGTCGTAGTTGATCTTCGCGCCCGCCTGATCCCATTTGGTGGTGGGCACATAGAAGTTGGTGAAGCCGAAGTCGGCCACCATCGTCGGGGCCTTTTCCATACCGGCGCGGGTGTGGCGGCGGATTTCCAGCTTGCCGTTCAGCAGCACTTCGCGGGCCATCCAGTCGCGGGTGTTTTGCAGAACCGTGCGCAGGTTCTTCAAATCCTGGGCCAGCAGCTTTTTCGCCCGCTGTTCCTGGCTGTCCCCGCCGATCACGTTTTCACCGAACAGGCGGTGATCCAGGTCGTTTTCCTCGATCACGTACTGCGGTTCCAGGGTGGTGAATCTGATCTGGCGCATTTCATAGCCCTGGCGGTTCAGGGTCACGCCGCCCGTTCCGGGAACCACGAAAGGCGCGAGGCCCCGCTTGTTGCCCTTCCGGTAATCGTAGAAGGGATGCTCGTCCGCGGAAACGGTGCCGTCTTCCGCAAAGGTATCGCTCAGGAAACGGTATTCCCGCTCCATCTGCTCCACGGCCTTGAGCATGGTCATGGTATTGTAAAGGTCAAGGTTCGGCATAGGTCTTCCCTCCTTATCATCAGGCGCTTGCCTTGAAGTGCGCCTTTACGGTTGTCGCCTTGTCGCGGATCGTGAGCGTATTGCCAGCGATCACCGCGTCACCGCTTACCAGCTCCCAGTAATCAAATTCATAGTTGGTGGCGGGCGTGGAGGACAGGGTTACTTCGGTGCCGTAGGTGCCGCTGCTGGGGCTGGCGCTGCCGGTGCCGTGTCCGTCGTTGGTTACGGTCACGTTCACAGTCGCGGTATTGTCGCTTTCCGTGGCAATGGCCGCGTCGCTGTTGTACATGGGCCGCAGTTCGATGTTCTGCCCGCGCAGGATCGCGGCGTGCGCCTGGGTTACGGGGTCGTAATTGTTGCTGCCGTCGTTCACCAGCACATAGCCCTCGATGAAGTGCGCTGCGGTGTACACCTTTGCGGCCACGGCGCGGGTAGCGCTCTGTGTGGTGTCCACTTCTGCGGCCAGCACCACCAGATCATTGCCCGCAATGATGTTCGCGCTGGCGGCGGGGGCGTAAAGGTCGCTGCTGCTCTTGCGGTAGAGTACCGCGCCTGCGGGGATCACGCCGTTTCCCGGTTCCACAGACACCGCAATGGGGTCTGTATACACGTTGTCCGCCAGAAGATAGGCGGGTTCCTTTCCCTCATAGGTCTTGAACAGTTCTTCCATCTTGTTTTACCTCCTGTTCTGTCAAGCGAGTTCGGTGTGGGTCGCTTTCATGCCATTGGCAAGCTCGGCCAATTCCTTTGCCAGCTTGTCACTTTTGGCTTGCGTATCGTCCCCATCGTGGTCTTTGGTGTCGCCTCCGCCCACGCTTCCGGCCTTGGCGGTTTCCTTGGCCCTGGCTTCCAGGTATTCGTCCCCGGCTTTTTCCTGGGCCTCCACCACCTGGGCGAGATAATCCTCCACGCTGGTTCCCGCTTCCTTGGCCTTTTTCGCCATTTCAGCGAATTTCGCGCCCTTCGGGGTTACGCGGTCAATGCGACGGATTCTTTCCCGCTCGGCGGCGATTGCCTGCTGGGTGATGGTCTGCATCAGTTCCGGGTTTTCCGTCTGAAGCTGTTCGGCAGTTGCTTCTTTCACATCCACAGTAGTCACTCCCTCGTTTTTATTTTCAGTCGAGTCCTCGGCGGCAACTGCCGATTGCTCGTTACTGACAGATTGATGATCCTGCGCTGCTGCATTTTTCGCGCAGGCGTTCTTGATCGCGCTTTCCGGCGCGTGCGCGTAGCACGTCCGTATAAGCTGCTCGGCTTCTTCCCGGCCAAAAGCGCAGGCGACAATCGGCAATTCTTCATCGCCGCCCGTAATGATCTCGTCCACGAACCCGGCTTCCATGGCGGTTTCCGCGCTGTACCATGTTTCTGCGGTCATCAGCTCCAGGCACTTTTCTTTCGTCATGCCGGTGCGCTCCGCGTACATATCGGCTATGGCGTTATCCGTATTGGTCAGGCTTTGATAGGCTGCATACATCGCGTCGGCGTGGCCCCAGGCTAACCAGGAAGCGCGGTGGATCATATAATCCCCGCCCTTTGCCATGCGCACATGCGCCCCCGGCAGGCAGGCAATTATCGTGGCGGCGGAGCAGCATTCGCCCTCAATGTCAATGGTCTTTTTCGCCTGGTGCTTCATCAGCGCCGTGCGGATGGCAACAGCCTCGTTTACCGCACCGCCCGGGCTGTTGATGCGGATGGTGATTTCGTCCACGTCGCCAAGGTCTTTCAGCCTTTTGTCAAAATCCCTTGCTGTTACCGATTCGTCGCCCCAGGAATAAGGGGAAATATCGGAATAGATCATGATTTCTCCCCGGTTTTCATCAAGTGCGGTCACGTTGTATTTCAGCGCGAAGCGTTTATTGGGCATCTTCGTTCACCCTCTCTTTCGGTGTTGCCTTTGCGGCGGCTTCCAGTTCCCTTCCTCGCTGGGCCATGTTCTCCATCCAATCGCTGCCGTTGTATTCCATGGCCTCCTGCTCGCCTGTGCTGATCCCGGTTTCCATGCGAATCCTCGCGGCGTTGGCCTCCTGTACGGGCTGCACGTGGCCCTGGCTGGTGCCGATCCATTGGCACCCGCACCATGCGTCGCGCACAGCGGGATCATCAAAAAAGCCCGGGGCGTCTATGCGCCCCAGGGCCACGGCTTCCGCAAGCCATTGTTCGTAAATGGGTTGATTGAAACGCTGGATGAAGTGCTGCCGGTAGCGGCGCACCGCTTTCCAGAAGTCCAGGATCGCGGAGCGGGAAGCGGTATAATTGCTGTCATAGCGGTGCATCATCACTTCGTAGGGGATTTCCATGCTGCTTCCGATCATGGTAATCACCTGCTGCACAAAGCTGTCAAAGGCGGTTGGCGCTCTGTTTTCGCCCACCTTCTCGATGCGCTTGCCGGGGGGCAGTTCGTAGATGTTGCCGTTCCCCAGCTCGATTTTCATGCTGGTGTCCGTTACCTTTTCATCTTCCGGGATGCTGTCGTTGATGCTGTCGTACCCATCATCGTCCGTACTGTCGTTCATGATGAAAACGGTCAGCATGGCGGCTACAAGGCTTGCGGCCAGTTCCGCGTCAATGTACCGGTCAAGCTGCTTTACCTGCACGATCATAGCCGAAACAAAGGGGATTCCCCGGTGCTGCTCCGGGCGTTCCTCGGTCATCAGGTGAAGGATATTCGGCATCCCCGTGTCTTTCCCGTAAGCGTCTATGGCTTCCCAGGTGATTTCATCCGGCGTTTCGTCGGACAGGGGATGGTAGGTGGCGATGTGATAGCGCACCACTTCCCCTTCCTTGTTCAGTTCCACGCCGTCCACGATGCGCCCGCCCGCGTCCGTATTCTTCATTTCGCTGTCGCCCGTGCTTTCCGGCGTGCATACCCGGTCAGCTTCCAGCAGGCGGATCACCAGCTGATACGGGTTCCGCAGGTTGGGCTTCTGGCCGAACAGGGCGAACACGTCACCGCTCATGAGTTCGCTCCGAAACGCCAGTTCTTGCAGCTCCCAAAACGTATTTTTCCGCGCCGCGTCGCACATCGGTGTTTTGGCCCAAAGGTTAAATTCCCGCAGCGCGGCTTTCTGCCATTCCGCCGCCGCTTCCTCGCTAAGTCCCAGCAGGTCGGCGTCGATCTTGGGTTTGGGCCGGATTCCCCAGCCGACGACGTTTGTAACCATCGTCGCCGGTGCGCCGCGTCCCAGGCCCCCGGCTGTATACAGGTCGCGGGCGCGGATGCGCAGGGTCGATCCCTGCCGGTCAATATCATCCTCGGCGCTGCCGCCGCCTGTGATCCACCCGATCAGGGAGTTTCTTGTTTTGCTGGCCCCGTTGTAATAATACCCGCTGGCGCTGGCTGTTTTCGCCGCTTCCAGCAGTTCCCGCCTCCGTTCCCGCTTTTCCTTGTCCAACCGCTGCCGGTACATATTCATGCCCTTCTCCGGCAGGATCAGGCTGGTCACGCGCTCCTTGAGGCTCATGGGGGCGATCAGCCTTTCTTTTTTGCCCATGCGTTATCATCCCCCTTACGTGTCGCGGAACACTACCGCCACGTTGCGCGGCGGGCGTGCGCTGGTTTCGTATTTTTCAACGATGGCCGCAAACTTGTTTATCATGCGCTCGATGTCGGGAAGGTCAAGCATCGTCACGCTCCGGCTGCCGATGGTATACTCTTTCACCTGGCCGTCTACCAGGGCCGTCAGCGCATCCTTGTATTGGGCCAGGTACAGCTTCGCTTCCTCATACGAGTATGCGGCGTTATAATATTTCCCGTTCCTGTATGCCATCTCGCCGCCTCCTTATTCTCCGTCTTCACACTTTAATGCCGCCTGAAATCAAGCCCTTGGGTTTCCTGGGCGCTCCGCCCGTGTCCGCTGGTTTGATTTTCACGCTGCCATACAGCTTTTCTTCCCGTGCGTCCAGGTCGATGCTCTTGAGGCCCTTGAAAGCGCACCTTGCGTAATTGCAGCAGTCCAGCGGTTCGTTGCGTTCATAGATTTTCGTCCATTCCTCAACGAAAACCCCGCGCTTTTTTACGGGCTTTACCATTTCGGAGATCAGCCCGCGAAAATAAAATTCATCGTAGCCCGCGTTCTCATTGTCCGGGAAGTGCATATATCGCGGCCCCGGCACGGTCACGCTGGCGTTA